GGGGAGGACCCGCGAGGGAATTGTCCATATTCGTCAATCAGTTTACAGTAATTAAGAATTATTTCTAATGAAATAAATTGGTTTTATTCTCTAGGTTAAGCAACATAATATAAACTGAGTTTATATTCTTGTTACGCTTAACAAGCATATTGAATTCACAACTAATTGCGTTTTCAATTTTACCTTGGTTGTCCTCGCGGACATCTAACGTAATATCTATTTCGAGGTGTTTTCCAATCGGACACTTAAAAAGGTACGAATGGAGACGTTCATCATTATCCTGTAAGGGTATTGATGACACACCTTTCAACAGTTTAGTTGTAACCTGAAAAGGAACAACCTTTTTGACATCGAACTTGCGTTCGATTTTCTCAAAATCACTGTCGAGGGAATCTAAAAGTAATTTAATACTTGCAAGATCCTGAAATAGCTTGTTTGATCCAAGTTCGAATAGTGTGGATAATATTTTATCCATACTCACTAGTATCCTTATGAATACCGAACTTCGTGACAAGCCTAGGGGAGAAGGTAGAACGACCCCGTCGTCAGTATCAAGAATTTGGGCAACAGCATAAGCTGGAGACTCGGAATCATAAATTGATCCGAACGAACTCAGGTCCATATTATTGGTACCCAACGGGCGACTGGCTATCTCGGGAACTTTCCCGACTAAGTCCAGGTAGATTTTAAATACCCGTTCAATAGTGTCGCAGTATAGTAGGAGATTACACATGTAATCCTTAGCCTGTGGTACAATCCCTCTAAATAAGAAACAATTTCCATTTAGATTGGATAAGTACGTACTAGTATTGGTACCGAGATAGGTACCATACGTACTATTGGACAAAGTTTTAAGAAAACTCTTGGACTCTATAAAGTGTTCAAGAGGGATTATCTTGTTACCAAGACGCTTAGAAAGCTCGAGAGCGAACTCGGGGAAATCCCTAAAATTCCTCCTAGCATTATTTGCTAGTTTTGGAGAAAGTCTAGAAACATCTGTAACCTTCGTTCCTTTTCGTCTCGCGACCAAAGAACAAGTTTCGAACCATTGTTCGTCATTAATCTTTGATAATGATTTACTCTGGGATATTTCTACCCCAACAGAAGTTAGGATATCTTCTCAGATATCTACTACTTCCTTGATAAAACCACTGTTGTCGTCACCGACGTTCACAAAACATGTTTTTGCTTTATGATCCGAATATTCCAGTTTATTGTTTATACAATACTTGAAATAAGCAAATCTCCACAATTCACATAGTGTGAGAGAGAATGTGAGGAAGCTTTCGTAAGATCCCTGTGGCTGCCCAACTTCGTATGAAATGGGTCCCACCTTTGTACTAAATATTGTATTTTGTACTAATTCCGTCCATTTCTGGGCAGAGTTGTTTCCAATGATGTACGAGAGTACTTCACGTTGTAACTCTATAGGAATTCGGTCAGAGGCTGCTGTTAGATCTAAAGATCTAGAGTAACCAAACTGAAGGTGTCGTTTGAGGGCGACTTTAAGAGATCGCTGGTGGTCACGTCAGTGACAAGAGTCAACTTTCTCGTATACTCCAATATATTGGGATATAACAGAGGAAATGTCTCCCATCAGCTGTTGGATCCAAAAATTTTGGATACAGACAACACGATTCTTATTTCCCTTCTCTCGACCTTGTACTACTTTTGAAATTACTGGCTCCGGACCTTTAAAAGTTCTGGACTCTACTAATTTATCAAGATAGTTTACATAGTCAATCCTCCCAGTGTTCTCGCAAAGCTCTACATATGTATTTCATACATTAGAGCCTCTTAGAGCAAATGCATCAGCTAGCGCTGAAGTTTGAGCATTTGATGTATTGGGACCTGCTG